TGGCACTAATTCGGACAACGACCTCCAAAACCTAAGGGACAAATATGGCAGAAACAACAAATATCGTTGATGCCCCGGCAGTACAAGAAGCATTCTTGGCTGACGTACCAGCAGCAACGGAAACTAAAACAGAACCAGTAATGGATCAAGTAACAGAAAAAACTTATACCGAAGTAGATTTGAAGAAGGTTCGTGAGCAGGAGAAATCCAAGCTCTACCCTCAAATTGATTCGCTTAAAGAAGAGCTCACCTTGCTTAAGAAGGAACGAGAAGAGCGATTGGCAGAAGCAGAACGTGCAAAAGCTGAAGCAGAAGCTGAAGCAAAACGTAAAGCTGAGTCAGAAATGGATGTACGCCAACTTCTTGAAGCTAAGGAAAAAGAGTGGGCGCAAAAGCTCGAAGAAGAAAAACTAGAGCGTGAACGTACATTTGCACTACTCCAAAGAGAGCGTCAGTATGCGGAACTCACAGAGTACCGTAATCGTCGCCTCGAAGAAGAGCGGGACAACATCATCCCAGAGCTCGTAGACCTCATCTCAGGAAATACTCCAGATGAGATTGAAAATAGTATTACAGGGTTGCGTGAACGATCTTCACGGATTCTGGAATCGGCGCAATCTGCTATGCAGACTGCACGTAAAGAAATGACTGGCAGCCGGGTAACCGCGCCGCCTACCGGACCGATGGACACTAATTTGGAGCAAAATCAGTTAACGGCAGAACAAATCTCTGCCATGTCGGTTACCGAATACGCAAAACACCGATCCAAGCTTCTTGGAAAAGCAGCGAACGATCGAAATAAGGGAATCTTCGGATAGTAAATCCCCAATAACAACTTAATAACTAAGGAGAAAACCGACTATGGCATCAGCCGTAACAGGTACCGGCAATTTAGCCGCCGCACCTACCGCGTACTCTGGTTCTAACAGCCAGCTTACGCAAGCGATTCAAACGATCTGGTCTAAGGAAATTCTTTTCCAGTCGATGCCAATTCTTCGCTTCGAACAGTTCGCTGTTAAGAAGACAGAACTTGGCGTTGCACCTGGTCTCCAGATCAACTTTATGCGTTATAACAACCTTGGTTTTGCAGGAGCACTTGTTGAAGGTGTTCGTATGCAGACCAATGCATTGACAGCACAACAGTTCTCAATCACCGTTGCAGAGCATGGCTATGCAATTGCTGTTTCTGAACTTTTGCTCAATGCTTCATTCGATGACGTAATGGCTTCGGCTTCACGTCTTCTTGGCCGTAACATGGCCCTTTATCTCGATGGCCAGGCTCGTGACACACTCATGGCAGCATCTTCCGTTATTTACGGTTATGATCGCTCTGCTAACGTTGCTGTTAACGACTGGTACACAAACGGTACAGTAGGTACTTCACGTGCTTCTCTTACCGGTAACTTCAACCTTACAACTGCTGTTGTTAAGGATGCAGTCGAGACACTCTCAACCAAGAACATTCCAAGGCTTGGAGAGACCTATGTTGCGTTCGTTCACCCACACCAGAGCCGTAAGCTTCGTGACCTCCCAGAGTTCATTGAAGTAACTAAGTACGCTGCTCCTGGTAACTTCATGCTCGGTGAAATCGGCCGTCTATATGACACAGTATTCATTGAGACCACTCAAATTGAGAAGGTCACAAATGGTGCTGGTTCTGGTTACACCACTGACACTGCAGTAGCTGCAGGCTCAATTGTTTACCCAACTGGCGGAGGTTATACAACCCCTGTAACAAAGACCGGTAACGGTAACAAGGATCGCTACACAGCTATCTTCATCGGTGACAATGCATTTGGTCACGCTATCTCACTTCCAGTCGAACTCCGCGATGGCGGTATCTTGGACTTCGGTCGTGAGCATGCTCTTGCTTGGTATGCTATCTATGGTCTTGGTCTAATTACTGACCAGTCTGTAGTCTTGGCAGAAACCAACTAAGACTTCATAGACCTGGGCACTGTCTCAAAACTGCCCACTTAACAAACCTATAGGAGAATAATAATCGTGGCAAAAGCAAAAGTAACTGACGTCACAGGACGTCAACGCGAAGAGCAACTAAAGGCTCACGCAGAAGAGCTTGCACAACGTGCAGGTGAAATATCTATGGCAACTGCTGCGGCAGCAGCTCGACTTGAGACTGAAGTCGTAGATGTAAGCAAGAACCCAGATACACCAACAGTAATCGACGAGATTGAATCTGTGGGAGTCAGCATGGCTGATGATACTCAGATTGTTCGTTTAGCAGAAGATCTAGAACACGTCACCATCGGCGTAGGAAAGCATTATTCCTTTAAAGCCGGACAAAAGTACAAGGTGCCTAAGCATGTGGCACAACACCTTCAAGAAAAGGGTTATTTGTACGAACGGCTCTAATCTAATATAAGAGTGCCCACTCCGACGACGACACGCCCTCCTAGTCGGAGTGGGTCTTTATTTACCCTGCGTATTTCAGGTCTCTTTGAGATTATAGGTTGCCGGTTTTATTGGATAGATGCGAGGATAAGTGGCGACTTTATCAGGACTTTGTGATCGTCTGAGAACAGAAATAGGCGATATCAATAGAACCTTCGTGGAAGAATTCCGTGGAGACGGGGCTAATAAAAGATTTCAGCTTACTGAAGCGCCTGTAAACGCTGCCTCCCTGTCTATAAAAGTAAACGGTGTTGAAGTATCTAACGCTGCTAGCGTAGAAGAAGTTATGGGTATGATAACCCTAGGAGCTGTTCCAGCTAATGATGCTCCTGTAATTATTTCAGGTACAGCTCATAAATACTTTACTGATACTGAAAT